ATTTCTGCCGCATTGGAAACGGTTGAAGCTAATAATGGTGCAGAATATAGCCGTTTGAAAGCTGCGTTGTCTAAAGCTAATTCTCAAGCTGCTGATTATAAGAAGCAGTTGAGAAGTAAGCTGACAGAAGATGAAGCTGCTGCCGCTGCAAGACAGGAAGAATATGACAATCTCATTGAGGAAAATAACAAATTGAAGCGGTCAATCGAACTTTCCAACAAAACCACCCGACTTGTAGGTATGGGCTACGATACTGAACTAGCTGCGGCAACCGCTGCGGCAATGGTTGACGGTGACATGGACACCGTGATGAATAACCAGCTCAAGTATATTGAAACCCAGAAGAAATCTATTCTGGCGGAAAAGTTGAAAAGTACTCCCAGACCTACACATGGTTCTGAGAATGCCGTCAACGACTACCAGAAGAAAATTGCAGAAGCACAGGCTAACGGAAATTATTCCGCCGCTGCATATTACACACGTCTGTCGTCCCAGTTGGAGATTGACCAGACCGAATAACAAAGGAGAAAAGATAAATAATGGCAGATGTTATTGCAACTAGTTTTGGTGTACTGAATTATAGTGGTATGCTCTTTAACAAGGGTAATACTCGTACCCCTCTTAGTTCCATTATTGGTTCTAAGGCAAAGACTACAAATCACGTTGAGTTCGTTACAGGTCAGGAATACACGGCAGGTGGTGATGGTTCTCAGCCTGAAATTTCTGAAACCGCATCTCTGACTGCCCCTGACAGCACTGTGACCACTCGTGAGCAGAAAACCAATGTGACCCAGATTTTCCAGGAGTCTGTTGGCATTTCTTACGGAAAAATGTCCAACATGGGTACTCTGTCTGGTTTGAACGTGGAAAATCAGCAGGCTAACCCCATGAATGAACTGGACTTTCAGGTTGCAGCGAAAATCCAGAAGGTGAATCGTGATATTGAGTACACCTTCATTAACGGCACCTATAATAAGGCTACATCCGATGCAACTATCAACAAGACCCGTGGTCTTGTTACCGCTATTACCACTAACGTCACTGCAATGAAAAGTAAAGCTCTGGGTCTGTGGGACATTGCCGACATGGTTAAGAAAATTTATGGTGCAAATGCACCCACTGACGGTCTTTGTCTGTGGTGTGATGCTACTACCCTGTTTCAGGTTAACGCCGATGCAGTTCAGAACGGCTTGACTGTTGTTCCTGCCGCTCGTGAGATTAACGGCATTAATTTGTCCAGTGTGGTAACCCCCATTGGAGTTGTTTACCTGTACCTGGGCGAATGTCTCCCCGCTGGTACTGCGTTGCTGCTGAATTTGGACGTGATTGCTCCCGTCTATCAGCCTGTACCTGGTAAGGGTAATTTCTTCCTGGAACCGCTTGCAAAGACTGGTGCTGGTGAAAAGTATCAGCTCTTTGGTCAGATTGGTCTTGACCACGGTCCCGAATGGTATCATGGAAAGTTCACTGGCATTAGTACCGCATTCGATAAGCCCACTTATAGTCGTTCTGTCTATGTGGCGAACGCTTCTGAGATTGGGGTAAGTAAGTAATTAAAGGAGGTTGAACAATGGACTCAGAAGCCAAACTTAACGCCTTAAAAGTAGCAATCCTACCGGATACCGAAAGCAACGAGACACTTCAATTCCTTCTTCAAATGTCTGAGTCCATTGTTCTTAACCGAATGTATCCCTTTGGATACGATGAGGGGGCGCAAGTCCCCTCACGGTATGAATTTGTTCAGATTCAAATTGCAACGGAGCTTTACTCTAAACGGGGAACCGAAGGTGAAAGCTCCCATGATGAGAACGGGATTAGTCGAACCTATGAAACTGGAAGTGTTTCAAATTCTCTGCTGAGACAGATAATTCCCACCTGTTGCAACATTGTTGCTGTAGAATCCGAAGATTCTACAACGGAAGTTTTCAGGGTGGCTAAATGAGACAGCTTTTAAGAAATCAGAGGTTAATTTACTATTCGTCTTATATTAAGGATGAATATGTTATTGATGAGAACGGGCATACCACGTCTGAGGAAGAAGCCGTTTACAGTGACCCCCAAGCCGTTAAATGTAATGTGTCATCATCTACTGGTGAGTGGATTGTTGATTCTTACGGTGGTCACACCGAATACACACGTCATCTTAGCTTTTCTGGGACAAGCCCTCTAAAGGAAGGTGACCGAGTGTGGTTTGGGACTGATACTAGTCAGCCTAACAATTATATTGTGAAGTCTGTTTCTGACACGCTGAATGAAGTTGTCGTCACAATTCGAGAGGTGAGGAACGATGACTGAGATTCATATTGACCCAACGAGTGAAAACTCACTGAAAATGGCTGCAAAACAGGTAAGGGAATATCAGAAACGGTTTGAAGAAAAACAAATTGAATTTGTCCGAAAGCTGGCAGAAGTTGGTGCAGAAGTAGCGAAAGCTAAGTTTGATGCCGCTCTAGCCGGTTATGACGGTAGTCAAGAACCTATTCAAGTTTCTGTTAGTCAGGACGGCAAAAATGCAGAGATTATTGCTTCTGGTCAAACGGTTACCTTTTTGGAATTTGGCGCAGGTATCACCCATCCAGAACATTCAACCCATATGTTTCAACACGGCACATATGGCAAAGGGTACGGCAATCGTAGGTTTTGGGTTTTTTACGATGAGAACAAAAACAAAGTCAAGACCTCTGGTAATGACCCAGCAGAAGCAATGACGGGAGCAATTCAGGAAATGAGTAGACAAGCTACTGAAATCGCAAGGGAGGTGTTCGGGCGTGATTGATTATGAATCTGATATCTTCTTTGCATTGAGAGATTGTGCAGTCACAGCTGTTTCCAATACTGACGTTATAGCGGGAGCTGTTGACCGCCCGTCACGATTCCCCTGTGTAGCCATTCAAGAGACTAACAACTACTCTTTGGGACTGGATAGTTCTCAACGGGAAAAATATGCGGTTGTGCAGTATACAATTCAGG